AGGATGGATTAGCTACCTCGGCAATCAGCTCCTCGCTTTGCTTTTTGCTGGCTTCCGCTATAGTCGCGTTATGCTTGTTTACTACAGCGGTCGTCATGTTCTCATTTTGATGCCGCGTCGATTCTGCAAAGGTAGCATTCGCAGACCCCGCCGGTTCACCATCCCATCCGGCCATATAGGCAAGCATAACCCACAGAGCTTTTCCAAGCCGTAGCGCGCCGCGTTGACCGTAGTGATATCCGGTGGAGAGATGCCGGTCAACCCCGTCCAGGTCGAGAAGGTTATCAGCCGCGATCATCTGGAATGTATGCGATCCGCCATCGCCATCGACCCATGAGGACGTATTTTGAACGCCCGCATTATTCCAGGCTAGAATATCCGCGAAGTCGAAAAGGTATCCGCCGTTATTCGTTACGTTATTACGGATGTATGTATGCTTAACCTCCCGCTGATATCCGTTTTCAGTTCCCGCCAGATTGTCTGTCGGCCCGGTAGTGAAAAATACTTTCGTGCTAATGCTATTCGTATCGCAATACGCGATATAGGACCGGGTGGCATTGATGTAGGAATCCATGTTGACAGAGTTCCCGGTGATAGAAGTATCGCCAGAATCAAGGCCCCACGCTAGATTCCCTTCCGGTCCGGCGTATGATGATCCCGCCCATCCGCACTTATAAACAGCATCCTTTCCTGTTGTAACGCCATTTACCCATGTCATATCCCAACACCAGCCGAAGCCGACGGCAGATAATCCGAACCCTTGAGCCTTAGCGTAGGCAAGGAAGGCTTTCGTCTGTGCTAGCGCCGCCGCGTTCGTATACCAATCTTCCTCGCCGTAAAGATATGTCCATCCAGTAGAGTGGTTGTAGTCTCCCCATGTAGCACACGATGCCCGCAGATATGAGCTTGTAGGCATCTCTGGAGTTCCGCTTTCGGTAACATTGACGGCGAACTTTGCGTCGGCTGACTCAAGGAGCGAAAGGCCGACCCTATACCCGACTGCATGAGACTCTCCTGGGATGCTGAGCCATTCTTGCTTTATGATGTCGATGTATGATTGCGGTATGTCGGAATACTTCACCACGTATGAATGATCTATGATAGTAGCCGGATTATCGACGGTGGCCGCTACTACTTCAACTTGTTTTCGATTAGCCTCTGTTATCGTGCCAGTAACGTCGTTTGTAGTTACCGCCGTGATAGCTTCAACTTGCTTCGCGTTCGATTCTGCTATTGTGCAAGTAACCGGAGCGGCTTCTTCGGCGTATGCTCCGATATACGCGTCGCTCATTTTTACATCGTCGATATAGATATAGGAGGTATTCGTTGGGACGATGGTTCCGAAGTTTCCAGCGTAGACACGATTAACCGTTATTGTATCTGAGTCAACCGCCATAGCCTGCGCCTTCAAGTCGCCATCGTACCAGAACTCAGCTACTCCATCATTAGCTCCAGCGGCGCTTGACGCCTTGAAGTGGAACTCCATATAGTGCATTTCGTTTTTAGATACAGTAATCGCAGGAGATATATCAACGTAAGCGGCGCCAGAATCGTTTTGATGATAGAACCGATTGATAAGAAGGTTGCCGGATGACATAACGGCTCGACAGAAGAGCCGGTTGCTTGTAGTTGAGCGCATCCCTAGCAGGTAAAGGTTTCCCGTTCCTCCACTGAAGTCGGCGTCTACTTGGAAGTATCCACGGAGATAAAGTTCCGTCCTGGCGGTAAACGCATAATATGACATTGCATCGTTATTCGTCCCGTCAAATGTAGCGATACCACCATACCCACCATGAAGGGCGGCAGAGGCCGAAACAGCGAAAGTATTTGTGCCTTCTACAACTTGCGCCGTCCACTGGGTGAGGTCGTTAGTTTCAAAGTTCGCTAAATGTAAGCCCTCGGCCTCTGCCATAGTGTCCTTTTATTTCGTAACGGTTCGAGTCGCGCCGGTTATCGTTACCGATGCCCCGGAGATGATAGTCGTGGAGTCGAGTACCATATCCTTCGCCGCCGCCTCAAGCCCGGCGTTTCCATCACTGAGAACAGCGGAATCGCTAGCCCTGGTTATTCTATACCAGAGCGTAGTACTTCCAGGCGTACTGGACGCAGCCGCCGTAGCCGCCGCAATAGCTCCGTAGGTTATCACTCCCGCAGAGGAAACCGTGTTTGATGTCGCCGCCGGTAGGGTGAACGTCGCGATTGTAGTTTGAGAACCAAGAGCCGCATCCGCGTTCGCCGGTTGTGTACCCTCGTAAAGCGTTAATGTCGCCCCGCCATATCCCGTCGAATCCACATTCATCGCATCCGCGCATAGTTTCGCGCTCACGCTGGATTGTGTAAATCCACTAGCCATATAAAACTCCTTTGCGCTTATGCGCCTAAAACCTTTTTCGAGTTGAGAAAATATGCATTGCGTTGCGTCATCGGGTCGAACCTGTAAATGACATTCGCGTTCATCCACTTTACCTTCCAGTCATTAGCCTTGAGCTTGAACGCATCACCGTACTTGAGCGCCATTGCCTCGGTTTGATCCTCTGCCCAGCCTTCGCCTATGATCGGCGTTATCTGAACCGACAAGTCCTCACGCGCTACCATGACAAGATGGACATGATCGCCAGTTCCTACGCCGATGTTGCCAGCCGGGCCGATAGGCGATCCAGCCTCGACCATCGTGCTAGGAACAGACATAGCCGCGATGATATCGCTAGTCAGCTCTTCGCGCCGGAAGTGGTAGTACCGAACCTCGAACCCAGATGGAGACACTTGCCGGATTATGCTATTCCCCTGGCCGTCGATGTGCCACGATACCTTACCGGATATAATGGTATGCGCGATTGATTTACTGCTAAGCGGGGCGTAGTCCTGAGCCGGATGGATGCGATTACGAGCCGGATCCCATCCAAAGGGAGTTTTTGCGTTTACAGACGCAGGGAACCATAGCTTGTTGAAGATCATTTTTCGCCTCTTGATATAGCGTTATCAAGCTTCAACTCAATACGCTCTAGCCACTTCCCAAACCCATCGACAGTAGCGTCAAGCCCAGCTATGCGGCGGTTGTTTTCATGCGCCATATCGTCGTTTTTCTTGTGCTCTTCGGCGTGCGCTTCCTTGTAGCATGTAAATGACTTACTCATTTCTTCAACATCCTTGCTGGTAACCTCGATGCCTTTAGCGATTTTACCAACCTTGAAAAAAGAGATAAGAGAAGTACCGAGGAAGCCTATTGCGGCTATTACTATTGTTGCCCATGTTGCTGTTTCCATATACTCCCCTTTAACTATTATAACCGCCCGCCGCCGTATCGGCGCATGCGTTGGCCGTACCTGAATCTGCATAGCTGAAAGCGTACGGCGTGGCATTTGTCATCTTACACTGTTGGACGGATTTGCAGTATTGCATGCCAGCATCATAGTTAAACCCTGTATTCCCCGATGAAGAACATACCGTAACATTACTGCAGTAATTGAAGGCTATGTGGTTCGTGCTAGGATCACCGGCTACGTTTGAAAAATCTCGGCACCCGGAAAGATTCGAACAATGATCGAAGCCAACGAGTGTATTTGAGGTTCCGATACTTCCGTTTGCAGAAAACGCACAGCCCGACATCGAGGCGCAGGCATAAAATCCTTTCAAGGTATTCGAGTCTGCATCCACATTATAATCACAATTCGATATGCTACAATCCGTCACCGAACCTTTAATATCTTGTATTAAGTCAATATCTCCACCTTCAATAGTAAACCCATCGACACGGCAACCAGTCATATTTCTAACAGAACTAACCACAAAAGCGATCCCCAAATATCCATATGTTAGAAAATCGGAAAAATAGATATTTGATATGTCGAATCTCGTATTTGTGTGTCCCATTACCAGCGCAATAGCTCCATTTTGTATAAGCTCACCACCATCGATACATAGATTAGATATGGTACAATCAATGCTTCCTACATCATCGCGGAATAGAGTTATAACCGTGGGACCTTCCTGACATATCTTTGTGCCTTTCCCTTGTCCTTTGATATGTATTTTGTCTTTCATTACCACGGCGGTTCCGAATATGAAAGTACCGTTGCTTAGCAATACTTCGCCACCGCCGTCTGCCGATAGTTCGTCAATAACGGTCTGTATCGTAACGTCGTCGTCAACCCCATCGCAATAAATATCAGCTTGTCCGGCGTAGTCATAAGCGCCGATGGTAATGATATTCGAGCGGTTCAGCTCACCCTGTGGAGCTCCATTGGCTATCCACGATGCCTTTATCGGCGTGGTGTTATTCCATTCTCCTGATGGAACACGGACAGACAATATGGTTTCGCCAATCTGCCCGACTGCCCGGTGCATTGATACCCCGCGTATCTCGACATCGACAGAAATCAATTCCGTAGCAAACTGCATACCCGGTAAGGTGTAATCGATGTTTAATTCCCAACGCTGGCCAACCTCAAGATAGGGATGTATCCCGTGAATCGTGAGATCGTACATATCATGGGCAAGTAATTCCTTTTTGACATAATCCCCGATATCCTCACATTGCGCCGCCGTAGTGATAAAGTTATTCCCAACCTTGTATTCGACTTCGTTTGATCGGTCGATATCCGAATAGTTGTAGTATTCCCAACGATATCCGCTATCCCCTGCGTGGCGGATTACTTGTTTGCCCCTCACCGCAAACTCACGCAATAAAGCAAACCCTACCAAGTTCCCATTGAAGTGAAGTTTCAAAAGCGCCTTGTCGATATACGAGGTTATGTCAAAGGTAACGTCAATATCGGCGACTGGCGAACCTGGATTCGTTGGGGCCATGACGGGAGATTTCAAACCGATCAGGGATTTATTCTCGCTCGATTTTTTATTCTTGGCGTTCGTTGTGGCGATCTGTGAGGCTATCGAGGAAGCATTCCCGCTTGCGCTATCCCCGCCGTTTTGTGCCATGCCTAGGCCCGTAAGCGCGAGTCCCGTCCCGACTAACGCCGGATTCATCGTCATTCCGCCAATCGTGGTTAATGCGTTACCAAAAAACAAAGCAAAATTAAACATTGGGCACCGCCATCGATCCGCCTCGATATATCTTTGCGCCCGACGATTCGCTCTCGGACAATCCGTAGACGATCTCAAGCCCATTCGGATGTTCGTCGGGATCAGGGAAATCAGGCGAAGCGGTAGTGAGCGTCTTACGGAAAACCGTGGTGGATGTCGAGTCATCCAGAATGGCGTTTTTCGCCTGCCATACACAGGAATCAAACGTTTGCTTTTCTATCCTTACGCCCTCGACCGTGATCTTGTTTGCGGTCAGAGGCTGATTATTCGCCGACAATCCAGCCGGTTTCGGCAGACTTCCCATTGCGGAAGCGGATATATCCGAGGCTTGGCTAGAGCGGAATACCAATACCCCCGCTTGGTCAATATGCAGATACCGGCAGAGCGACGCATCGAATAATTGCTTGGCAAGCTCCCATGGTGTTTGTCCTTTGTTGATAGTCGCCCATGAGTGCGTATAGGAAACATTCTCCGCGTCGATCCCGAGCGGGTAGAAGTACCCATTTTTCGCCAGAGTGTAGCTGATAACTCCCGTCGTTCCGTCGTTGGTATTGTCAATGTAGAACGTCTTAACCCCGCCATAGGACAGGATAGCCATGTCAAAATAGGTTGCCGCCGTTGTCGTTGCCGTACACGTTAGTTTATTAGAGGTCGAATCAATCGCCGTATGCGTGACGCTATAGAGTTGCCAGCCCGTGCCCGCGCTCGTGCCCACGGACGTACTCGTAGCCTTGAGCGTCGCGCCCGAGTATTCCGCCATCGACAAGGTTATCGTTTCGGAGTTCGTATTGTAGGCGTAAATCTGGAAAGTAAACTCATCGGCTTCCGATAAATCTATCGTGAGAGACTGACGTATATATCCCGCTCCATTGATATATCCCGAGTAGGTCCCGTTCAACGCAACGGTATTCGAGCGCGTCAAGGTTGCATCGGTAAGCCAAGAATTGCCAATCGTGGCATTCTCGAATCCCGAGTTTCCCAAATAGTTATCAAGTTCCTTTCGCGTACCCAACCAGACATATTCGTGCAAGAGTGAATTACTCGATGGAGTAGCCCGTGCGTGATAGTAGTTTTCCCAGTATCTCGAAATCCGCGCCTTGCGTTTTGCGATGTCCTTTATCATATCATCGGCGGAGATACTGATAACCGGCAAAGCACCTACGCGAGAGGAACGCGAGAACGCGCCTTTGTCTGCGGTCCCGTAGAATGCCTGTTCAAATGGCGCATCAGTAGCGGATTGATATGACGGATCTATCGTCTCGGTATATGATGCGAGTATCTGCGCCGCCGTGAGAGTTCCAGAGTAAGCGCTTATTGATGCTATCGATCCGCCGATAAAATTAGACATTTACTTCCATTTCCCCGATGCCGTATAATTGATCGTCCAGGCAACTCCCGCTGTCGATGCCGCCATAACAGGATAATAATCCGCGCCTTTCGTTGTGGATGGATCAGACGGGCCAACCTCAAACCATATCCGGGACGCACAAGTCAATACTTGTGAAACATATGAATCGAGTCGAGTAAAGGCCGTAGCATAGGACGGAGCGACAATCTCGGCACCACGAAAAACATTTCCGTTTGCGATGGTTATATCGGAAGTTTCAGATTTTTGTCCGGTCTGCGTCATGTACCCGTTTTGGAAGCGCATATACTTACCGGCCGAGTTTTCTCCGGCCTCTTCGTCGCCGTCCCCGAGATTGATGATATAAAAGCTCGTAGCGCTCACTTTATGGAATGCGAAAATTACCCGCTCATCGACATCATAATAATACCCGTGCTTATTGATATCGTTGTATCCAACGCTTCCGCTCGTGAGCGCGAAAAGATTATCAGTAGGACGTTGCGCGGCTGTTCCCGTCGCGGCTCGGAGCGTGATCGTTCCATCAGGCTTGAGCGTTCCATAGACCCACGATCCCGCGCCGGGATATCCGGTCGTTCCCGAATTGATTGTCGTTGCCGTGGTTTTCTCGACCCACCATTTATCCGTACCGTCGTTGACCTCGCATGCGCCCGTACTCAAGGAAAGGGAATCGCTTGAAACATACTTTAACCGAAGATCGATCTTTCTCCCCTGCATTCCGAAGTACGAATTGAGATAGGTCCGCATGATCGGTTGCGTGAGAGCTTTGGTAGCTACCTTTATCACGCCGCCCTGATTGATTACTTCCTCATCTGCTGTCGTTACGGCCGTGGCATCAGGAAGAGCCGCGACATAATCGGTAAAGGTTTGTATGCTCATACGTTCTCCAGGAAATTAGCGGAATCGGAGATCAAATAATCTCCGCTATCATTTTCAAGCAAGTGTTTATTCGGCCACTGGTATTTACCCATCGCTAAGACTTGCGCCGTTGCGTCAAATGTCGTCGCCGCGCTTGTCCCGACCAAGACCCCGTTGCGATAGATGCGGAAATACGTATCTCCAGCCGTGTAGGTAATTCCCCAATGGTAGAGCGTGTTCAGAGCATAAGCCGATACCACAACATCCTTATAGGTCGCAACGGATCCCGCGCCTTGTCCATAGTGTACTCGTATCGTGGTGGCATTGACATACGCCATGCCGAAACCATAGGAATCTGTGCCGTCATCGAAAAGCGTACTGAATGGTTGCGCGTCATTATCATAGCCCTTGACGCTATGCCAGAACATCATCGAATTAACAGCTTGCCCGGCCATATCGCACATGGCGAAATCGTTCGCCCCGTCGAGAGTCAATCCCCCGCCCTGCAAAACTCCGGCCGGATACGCGCCCGAGAATGTCAGGTTGTGCCCATTCCCCGTTGAGTCGATCAATTCAGACGAATACAACCCCGTCCCCATATAGATAAAATCGATAAGGAACATATCGCCATCGGCCGCGTTTCCTGTGGACTCAATCCGAATACCATCGCTAGCATCGGTCATATATGCGTCAAAAACGCTCCAGGCCAGACCGACTGTGAACGTCCCCAGGCTGGTTTTTGCGCCCGATGGATAGTAGAATGCCTCCATAGTAAATGTCCGATTCGCGCGTATACGGATTCGGAACGTGTCTCCCGCGAGGCTGGCCCGCCCTGTGGTATTCTCAATGGCTATTTTATTCCCCGCCACGACGCCGACATTGCGGACGCAGTTGCTTCCAATATAGAGCGAACCCTCATTCGCCTGCGTAGACCATCCGTCAACCGTCGCCCATGCATCTTGAGAATAGGAAACGCCAGCCGTGCAGTCCGGCATGTTGAGAATACCCGTCAAAGGATATGCCGCGATCAATCCCTCTATCCCGGTTTTTTGTTTACTCCAATACTCCATCGAAACGCCGATGGGATTCTTGACTAGGTAACGTTGCGCATATTCGCCATTATATGACTTCGATTCTGGCGCGAACGGTATATACTGATCCGCCGAAAACTCGCCCTCGGGGTTTTTAAGCGATACACTAAACGTCGCCGCCGTGTACCCGTCTTTATATTCATGGGAGTAATCGCTCGCGTATGAGGTTACATCGCATCGAGTCCGGCCAATCCCCGACCGCTGGAAGTTGAAAAAGACCTGTTCGTTTTTCAATCCAAGATATCGATTCGCTACCTGTGCCGCGCTCGCTTCAAGACCGTAGAATATTATACCATAATTGATATAGGCCAGTTGGTTATTACTCGGAGAAAATAAAACCTTCGATTTATGCGCGCTAATATCAGACGCGGACGATATGACGTTCCCGCCATCGGAATATATCTTGATCGCCGATGCCGATATCGTGCAAGTTAGCCGAACCCATTTCTGTAAATCTTCGTTCGAGGCATATACTTTGGCGAGTTTCGTATCGACTTGAGCCGGAGACGCACCGCCAGCGCTGGTGTATGCCTTGACTCCGATAGTGTCATCAGCCGCATAATAGCAGAACGATACAAGCGCATCATCGAGTGAGTCCGAATAGAACTTGAAAAACTCGACATCGGACGCGACATCATAAGCCCACATCGGTTTGACAAGGCACTCGAATGTAATCGGCATAGAGAATGGAGCCATGTAGACCGATGTTGATTGCGATAAGCTATAGCGTCCGTTTACCGGATCGCTCGAGGTATTCGCATAATATGTTTCCGTCCCCGAGATAGCGCCATACTCGATACGCCGAGGGTCGATATAAATACGAATCGGGTTATTGTAGTTTTTGGCCCAGTTATCGCGCCAACTTTGTGAGGCATTGGCTATCATCAATACCCCCTTCCCGCACGCGCGAGCCCGCCCATGGCAACCGCTTCCGCCTCACGAATTGCCCACGGCGAACCATAGTAATTATTCACAACCGTAGTACCACCAGACAACCCGCCTTTCCGTTTCGGTCCGAATGCGAAATCTTCTGGGCCAGCCTCGCCAGCCAAGAAGAGGGTCGGTTTCGTGACCGTACCGCGTCCGCCCTCTGCCATCGGGACGTACTGCTGAGACATAACCATAGCACCTTGCGCAATACCCGCCGCGCCTACCACGCCAGCCGCGATAGACCCTGCTATCGGGCCAAGCTCGGAGTATGCTTTTTGAACCGACTCCGCCGTTGACATAACGATCTTAGCCAGGCTGTTTAATTTTTCAGCCTCGAATTGCTTCTTGGCAATGCGGTTCTTTTCGCCCTTTATTTTTTCATCTATCTTGGTAGTATCCTCGCCATTTTTTTCCATCGCGGCTTTCTGCTTCTCAAGTCGGGATACATAGATATCGCTCTTGTTTTTCTCAAGATCAACAAATGAATCGAATACGTCAAGCGAGGCATTGTAGATATAATCGAAGTATGCCTTTGCCGCGTCTAGCTTTTCTCCCCACGCATCAACCGTAACCGACGTCTCGTCTGCCATTAACACCGATATCTCATCCATGCTATCAATTGATTCTTGCAACTCGGCATTATACGCTTCGGCCGAGGACTTCTCGTCTGCTTTTTGCTTTAGATATTTTTCGAATTTCTGTCCGCGCTCAATGTCGAGCCTTTCTTGTAATGCGGCTTCTTGTTCAAGCAAGCGCAACGCTTCCTCCGCGTCTTTCTTTTTTTCATCATCGGCTTTCTTTTCGTCATCTGCTATTTTTGAGTTTTTGTCTGCTTGTTTTTGTTTCGCGTCTTCGGCAGCCTTTAGCGCTGGAAGTATTTTTTCTATAACAGCCTTCTGCTTTTCAAGTGCCTTTATTTCGTTTGAAATCTTTCCAGACGAACCGCTTAGAGCAGCCTGCGGGCTGTTTAAGTCTTTCTTGTATTGCTCTATTGACTTAGAAATAGCATCCAACCCAGCCGCTGCATCTTCGGCTGTAATTCCTATTTCTCGAATAGCGTCTATCTTAGCCTGTGTGGTTTTTTCAGAGAATCCACGGGTCCCAACTATTTCGGCCAGTTCTGCTGCACGATCCTTTATTGACTTGGCTTGATTTACTAGCGCTAGTCCATCTGCGATAGTCCCGATCCATCCAGTGAACGTCTTCCAGTTTGTACTATTTGCAATAGCTATCCCTATTTCTTCGTTTACATCCTTTATTGCTTTCTTCATGTTTTGGTATGATCCGGTTGCCGTGTTAGCCGCCGCCGCCGCCGCTCCGCCGTATGTCTTTGAAAGCTCCTTAAGAATGATATCCTGAGCATCGGCTAGCCGGTTGGTTTCGACCAGCTCTTTTATCATAGCCTTTTCGGCAGCGCTAAACTTGAAGCCCTGGCGAGAAAGAGAATCAAGCCCGGCTATAGGATTGTCTAGAGCCTTGCCTACCGCCTGGGCCGCGCTCGTAAGATCCATGCCCATGACTTGTGCCATGTTGAGTATCTCAGTGGACGCCCGGTCGAAGTTGATGCCCTGGATATTCCTGAATCCTAGTAAGATGCCCTGCATGCTAGTAACGGCGTCATCTTCAAACAGCGTTACCTTGGCCATAGTCTTGGCATATTCGTTAAGCTTGGCGGCGCTTGTCCATGCGTTAGCGCCAGTAGCCGTAAGCGTTGAATTAAGAATGGCCTGCGCCTTTTCGGTTTCGGCTGCAATGGCCATATACTTATCAACTTCCGATCCTAACTTGCTTATTGCTCCAGACACAAGCCGAAACGCGGCGACAGGGCCTTGCATTATATCGCGCATTTTGGCGAAGGACATGCCCATATCTTTCGCGCCCTTACTTGTTTTTTTCGTGAGCGAGTCTATCTCTTTAAGCTTCGAGGAAGCATCTGCAATGTTGGCAGAGATTTTTAACTGTAGTTCCTCGGTTGTAAGGGACATTATTGCTTTTCCTCTTTTGCCGCTTCAAGTATGGCGCTTCGCATAGTAGACTTCATTTTACGCTGGGCCGCCGCCTTTGCCAGGCGCATGAATGGGACGGCCTTTCTAAGGAACGACCCGAACTCGGTTATAAAAGCATAGGGAGAATCTGTCGATATCTTTATGTATCTTGCCGCCAAAAAGTCAAGCCGTTTGATTGTATCTCGCAAGTGTATCGGATGCTCTGGTAGATATGGCGCCTTAGCCTTAGCCGTCTTATATGCCTGTATCGCGCCAATGTTTAGCAGTTTGTCGATTATCTTATCCGGAAGATTGAGATGGCTAAACTTTCCAAGCGATCCCTTGACGCTAAGTTCCAGCATTTTTCCCCCGGTTCGATTTAGCCAACAACCTGTCGAACATCTCTATTACTCCAAGCTGTGCCACCGTCATCTTGCGCCAATCTTTTGGCATCCCGAAATCCTTGCACCGCTTCCAGAATCTAATCGCCAAGAAAAACCCTGCGCCTATAATTGGCCTTACAATACCAGGTATATCGCGCAAGAATATTTCGTCTAAAAGATCGCCTTCGCCTGGTATCAATCGCCATTCGTCGGCCCCTGCATGCTCGCACGCCTCAAGCGTTTCATAAACAGTTCCGTTTCTCGTCAGATGACCCCCGGCCCAAAGGCCGAAGGTCATTACGAGTTTTTTTCTGGTACCTCTGCGCCTTCCATGATATGGAGCGCGACATCCGTTTTAATCTGGGCAAGCTTCGGAGAACCGCGAACCATCGTCAAAAACTCCTCGGATGATACGATCTCTTTCCCGTTCACGAAGCAATTCTCGATAGACTTTACGCCGCGCCGAAATACTTCCGAATAGTTTGCCCTAGTTCGCGCCTTCCCCTTTCCAGCCGACGTTACCTCGTAATAATCCTGGAGGTCGCTTTCCTCGACGCTAAGGAATTGTAGGTTAAACGCCATCGGTTTTTCGTCTTTTGCGTTTCCGTAAAGCTCGGGGATATATCGCTCGCCATCATTAATATTGATGTTCACAATATCTCCATTAGGATATGGTCGGAAGATGCGTACACTGCATGGATGCATTGAACGTAGACTTGCCAGACGCCGAGCTTCCAGACCCCGACCCGGTAATATATCCTCGATGCGTGAAGTTCTTTCCGCCGTCGGCTATTTTCAGAATGCGCGTAGCCGGGCTAGAACAGACAAGCCCGTTATAGAGCGCAAGCTGTACCGCATTGGTAAGATCAAGTCCACCCGAGAACGTAATAGCCATAGATGGCATACCCGGGAGATTCTTAGCGATCTTGTCGCCGAATCCGGTATAAGGGATAAGCTCCCTAGTCCACGGAGCATCATAGGTATCGATGTACGGAATCGTGGTGCATGTACCCTGAGACACCGATATCACGTCGCCAGTACACGTGCAAGTACCTCCGGTCAAAATCTTCATAGTAACAGAGAATCCAGTAGACACCATTTAGTGCCTCCTTTCAATTTGCGATAGAACGTCTAAAGTGCCGTTCCTATATCCAAGCCTTTCACGTAGCACAAGCGCTTTTTCTATATCGCCGTTCGTTTGAGCCAAAACGTCTTGTCTTATTTTTTCTATATATTCCGTTCCGCTATTTTCGTATGAATAGGTCGAACACGTATCGCTCAAAAGTCCGCCTTCGGGTATCGTTATTTTCGCGCCCTTCGCGGTTATGTATCCCATAATCCAGTAGAAAAAATTGCGCCGCGAGTATTCAGCATCCGATGAAAAATCAACGCCATAGAGCCATATATCCCGATATCCTTCGAGATACGCATAGGCCAAGATCATCGCTACCGTTCCGTTAAGGCGCTTGCCGAACTCTTTTATCAGAGACTCGATAGGGAACCGCTGGTTATGTTTGACTCCTTCGATTAATTCCTTGGAATATATTACGCATCCGACATCGTTTAATTGATCGATAGAGTAAACCGCATCGTGCAATTCAAAGCATGCGTCAACGCGTGGAAGCTCTTGGCCTACGCTCATAGTTGACCATATTACCGCATCGCTTGAGAATGGGGAGGACATTCGAGTCGATCCGCCGCCGACGATACATAACCGCTTAGTATTCATAATCCCCCTGCCATTCGTTTATTCCATGATACCATTGCTCGTTAGATGTATCTCTTGCTACCACCGGCCCGCTTATAGTGGAAAAGTGAACTGTTATGCCCGTATCTATCGCCCCGGAAAACCTATTAAGCGCCGTTACAAGCAATGATCCTATGGCGATACAATTAGCCTGTAGTTTGCTAAAGGTATCAATCTGTATCATAACCTCGCCACATTTAGTGAGGCCGAAATATAGCGGATCATTTTCTTTAGTTATAACCTGATATCTTATATAATCAGTTTGCATATTAGAATCTGTCGGAGCATCAGCGGAATAAATATCTTGACCGACATAGGAAGTTATCCCCGGTTGAGATAAAATATAGTTATAAATAGCGTTTTCAATAAAGGCCATTATTGCTCCACCGCCATTATCTGTAGCTCCCTATGCATCTCTTTCGGGTCAATCGGTTGCTTGAAGTTGAACCGCCGCCCGTCAAAAATCCCGATATGCGCTCCCGTGATTCCCTTGATATATCGCATCGTTATCTTATGCGTAACATCCGAGGAAGTACCGCCAAGCGACATATACTCCTTCACGCTGATAGGCTCAATGTCGGCCGGGAACTTACCAAGAAGCGTTAGCGTCTCTGCGCCAGATACACCGCCAGACTTTTGTACTGAGTAGATCGATATGTAGTGTCGAAGCCGTCCTGCCCTCATACCGATATCACCCTATCGAATCCAAGAAGCGCCTTGACGCTCCATGAAACGTTAACAGGCGAAGCAAAATTAGCAAACGTGTTAGTATCTTCACGATTCTCGTACAAATCTCCGACAAGCATCATGATCGCGTGGCGTATCTCTTCGGGAACGCTTGCGGCCGTTGCTCCATATCCAGCGGTATAGGTTATCGTGATTCCGGCAAGATCGCGCAAGGTTTCCGACGGCCAGCTATAGCCATAGGCCGGAGCAAGACGACCGACAAAGCCGGTAGCGTCGAGCTGGTATTCCGTAGCGCTCCACGTTGCCGCAGTCCCGGCGCTATTCGTATAAACAATCGAAGTGATAGTCGCCGCCGGTGGCATGGGAAGATCAAACGGAGCGCGCGGCCAAGCGTCGAGAGTCAAGGCGTAAGTCCTGGTTATATAAGAGCGCGATTGATAGTTTTCGCATATCCTCCGCGCGGTAGTAATCAAGGTTGAAACGTAAGTATCATCATCGGTCATGTAGTTGCCAGTTACGACTGAGCATCCAAAATCGATAGCGCCAACGGCTACCGTCGCTACGATTCTGATATAGGTTTTTGTTCCGGTATATTGCTTTTCTACCGTACCGGCGGAGGTGATTTGAGCGTAGGTCGTCCCGAGCCAGTCAGTATATCCAGACCCGAGCGTATTGCTTTCCTGGATCTTATAGTCAAGCGTAGCGCCAGCCGCGACGGATCCGACTGAAATCTGAACTAGCGCCGACTTATTCAAAACATCGACGCCAGTCCCGATTATTCCATATGCAGGAGTTATCCCGTACGCATCAGGGGCGAGGCAAATAGTCGAGGCCACTTCGTCGGCGAACGTACCAGTATCGAGGCGGAGATGCCTTTTAGCTTCCGCGAGAGTGACAGGCTCGATTGTCGGCGCAACGGTAACGACTAATCCCATACTATCCCCTATTCGTAAATGATCTCTATGGCCCATGCCTTCGAGTTTGCGTTAGCCCAGGTCAGTGCTATTTGATCGTTAGCCGCGAAATACAGTGGCCGAGTGGGAAGATATTGAACATCAGTAGCCGCCGCCATCGCCGTAGTCTGGAAAGCGAAGTTGTAATCATCCGAAACGCCAGAATCGAGAGAAATGACCATATTGGCCGTAGTCCCCTCAACAACCGGCAGATGCACCCGGACTTCATATAGCGCGAACTCGCCCGAGATATCGGTTACGATTGCCATAGCCGTAGTCCCGGTGTAGCGTTTCCGTTTCATGCTCATGGCATCGCTCCTTTAACCTAGCTGGATGCAGCGCATCCATTCAATCTGCGAAGTTACCGCCGTAGTCGTTCCGGCCATAACCGCGACAGAGGGAGTAATCACGGCAGTCGGCCATCCGGTCGTAATGGTATTCACGAGGGCAGAATCAAAGAAGAAAGAAAGTGAAGTGCCATCAAACAGGATTTCATAGACATGTTTGGAAGTATCCATAGCAGTCCCGACCGTGGCCGCAGAATTGACGCTCGCCTTCATTGCGTTCGTGGTAATCGCGGTGGCGCCGTCGTCCTTATAGAAGAAGCACCCATTGATAACCGTAATCGCGTGAGCCGCGATGAGGCTGGTATCCGTAGATGCAAGACCGACGAGAATGTCGGACTCCGTAGCCTGAGAAGCGGACATCTTCACGCCAAAATAGCAAGGCTTCCCACTCTCAAGCTGGAAAGGAGTCCCGACTACCTGGATATTGACGCCATTATTCTCGGTAGCCGCAGTAGCGATAGCCGCTCGGCTTCCCGCAAGAATGCCCTGGGTAACAGCATCGACCCCGCCGACTACCGTTACCGTGTATTCTTTCGCGGTAGTGAAATCAGAGCCAAGCCTCATTTCCCACTCGCGGACGTTGGGACCGATAGCCTTTACCCAACGATTTTCGTAATCGTCGTAGTAAACCTGGCAACCGTTTACAAACTTAGATTTGGTCACTTGGTTGCCTCCTTATGCAAGCTGGATGCAACGCATCCAATTGATAGTACCAGTCCGCGCAGCCGCTGACCCATTTTGCAAAACGATAGTGGGAGAAAGAACAACGGTCGGAACGTAGGTCGTATGAGTCGCCTCTAGCACCCCGTCCATGTAGAACGCTACGCTAGAAACGCCATCATAGACAAACTCGTAGACATGAGCTACGGAACTGGAAGTTCCCGCGCAAGTCGTTCCCTCGCTACCGCTGGCGTGAATCTCAGAATAGGCGGTGACAGCCGAAGTCCCGAGGCCGTAGAATCCAATAGCCGATGCGGCAATGGCGAGGGCATGACTAGAATCGATGATCGTATCATCCAGCGACGCCAACCCGACAAACCAATCAGCGAGGACATTATCAAACGCCCAACTGATTCCAAAGTACGCGGGATAACCGGCCGCAAACTGGAATGGGGTTCCTACCAGCTGCATATTGATGCCATCTCCGGCATTAGTTCCTACAGTAGAGAGCGCGGACCTAACGCCAGCCGTAACGCCCTGCGCAACAGTCGGAGTAGTTCCAACAAGCGTCAAAGCATATTCGATATTGTCCGTGAAGTCGGACCCATACCGCATTTCCCATTTTCGCGCATTGGCTCCGATGGCATCATACCACCGTGCGCCGTTATGCTCTTCGTGGAAAACAAGGGTCTCACCCCCGGTATGTTTAACCCATTTACTGGATGTTCCCATATCTTGTTTCCTTTGGCCTAATCACGGCCTTCTCGTAATCTGGCCATGCTTTAGGTTTTGCATCGCCATTACTCCCCGGCCTTTTTATCAGCCGGGGAGATTTCTTTTTCTTATCCATTAGCTCAGAGCAGTCGGCGACTCAGGCCCGCCGTAGCGCGCGCCGGAAAGAATGTAAATGACCGCCGCCGGAGTCGTGCTAGCCGATCCCGCGAGAGTTACATTCACAAACTTATGATCCGCCGGAAGCTGGGAAGCATCGATGGAAACCACGTAGAAAATGGAGCTTGTCGCGTCGTTATCCATAGCAACGCCCGCAGTAGTCGCGGCCGTCCGTGCTCCAAGGATATCAGTCGATGCAGTCTCTTCGGCGTAGTAATCAAACGCGATAGCCTCGGCGCTCGTAGCGCTACCATCGGTAGCCGCAAGAACCGTTATCGTGGTAGGCCCACCCTGCGAAGCTCCGCACACGACGAGCGCATCAAGATGGCTATAGTTCTCCATGTTGACCGCATCGCACGTGGCCCCGGTAGAAAGAGCAACCGGATAAAGACCGATCGCGATATGCCCGTCTTCGGGAATTACAAACTTGCTCATATTCTTACTCCTTTACGCACGCGCGGCGAGAGCTACAAACGGAGACACGGTATCAGATCCCTTGTAGGGGGTGATAGCGGTAGCCGGAAGCGGCTGGCCATTGTTCCGAACGATGAACCTGAGAGCGGTCTGATCGGTCAAGAACTGGACATGGATGGAAGACGCGGCCTGTACTCCGCCCTTGTCGATAATGCGGTACTCGCTCATGTCGGCGAGATAGACATCGCCCTTCGTTCCGAGCGTCTGAGCCTGTTCGGCGTAGACAATCGGCATACCCATGATGGAACCATAGGGAGCGTTCGCAATCGATCCGCCGGGAATCCAGAGAGGGATGCCGCCGGTTCCGACTTTCATCACAAGCTGCGGGAGCTGCGGGAAAACGTCTTTATTCATTATCCAGCGACCATTTCCGCCATCTTCAAACCGGGCGTACATCTTGATGACGTTCTCGGCGTTGAAGGTCTTGGCACTCTGGCCAGTTTCCTTATCGACGGAAACAAGGCAAGGAGCATTCAGGATACCAAGCATCTCGCCTGCGCCCGTACCGTTCAGGATCTCATCGTCAGCCTTGAACCCGAACGCCTTAACAAACTCCTGGGAAAGCAGAGAATCGAGCGCGGAAGTGTCCTGCAAAAGTTCATCAGTCAGGTACACCAGCCCAGCCATCTTCTCAAGCTCCATAGAGCGAGGAACAACGGTCAGCTTGGAATCAGTAAGCGAAGCACCCTCATGCACGCGGTAAACTAGAATACCACCCTGGCGGGAACCGTTCGCCCTGGACTCTTCCTTGATGGTCTTCCACTTAAGCCCATTGCTCGGGCCGCTGATAGGAACACGCTGGCAGAGACGGGCGAGCTTGCCTTCGTCATAAGCCTTGTTCATCAGCATCCCGGCCTCGTCCTCATCGACAAGGAAGCCAGCCGAGGAAGGCTCGGTCTCGGACATACCCTCGATAGCCCGGCGCTCGGACAGAATCGAGCGGGCCTCAGCCATCGGAAGAGCGTAATTCGAGCGCCAACCAGAGGCGGTCGCGACAGCCTGGCAGAACTTTCCAAAGCCAACACCGCGTTTATCATTCAGCTTCTTATCGGGCGGGGTATCGGTAGCCTGGCGGCTGCGATTCTCAACCTCATCGAGAGCGTTCTCGTCGGCAATCTTAACGGACAGATCGCGCGCGCGCACGGCGAGGTCATGCAGTTCGGTTTCCTGCTCGGCGGTAGGCTTCTCAACAGCCCTCAATTCCGCGTAGTGAGTCGAGGACAGAAGATCGCGAAGCGTTTTCTTCATATCCTCAAGTTTCTTGTTTTCTTTAGCCATCTCTTTCTCCTTAAAGCGAGACGATTCTGAGCGCTTCAATCTCTTCGGTTAAGTTTCGACAATGGGTGGCCCGAGCCGGCACATCGTCAAGCGGGGTGTCCTGAGACGGCGCCGCCTTATCCTCGATCTTGAAAAACTCTGCGATGGAACGAATCTCGGCGGTTTCTTTCTCGTCAAGCTCTTCGTTCTTTGTACGTTTATCAACAAGCTCGGCCAATCGGTCGAGCGTAGTTCCATTCGGGAGAGATCGAACCTTAGCGCTAGTACCCGGATAAGCGGGGAAGGTCACCACGGAAATCTCCAAAAGCCGAACCTCGTGGACTGTCCGTTTCGTATAGTCCTGGTTCCACTCATCGCGAACGACCTGGAAGCCGAAAGACATTTGGGAAACGTCGCCGCGCTTCATGCTTACGGACAGATCGCTATACCAAGAAGTCTCGGGCGGAATGTTCTCAAAATACAATCCCTGCGAATCCTCAAGAAGCTGGAGGGTGCCCGCGCTTTTGCGCCCAAGGACATATTGGGAATTGTGATCCCAAAGCATCCGCACATCTGACTCGCCAAGCGTCTTCGTAAACGCTCCAGGGGCGATCCGTTCCTTAAATCCGCCCAAATCCTCAGACCATTTATCGAAAACAGCCGCGTGTCCCTTGATTTTCGGGTCGGCTTCGCTTCGAATCTCGAAGTCTTCGCCAAGCGCAAACGTCCTAGTTTCAATCTTGTTTACGTCTAAATCACGCTTTTCCATCATCGCCCCCTTCGTCCGGCGTCGTTTCATCGTCGGGCGCTGGCTCTTCTTTAGGTTTCTCTTCGGTGTTCGACTTGTTCGCGGCTAGATTAGGCTGGCCCCAATACTCTTCGCCCTTCTCACCGCCGATAGGATTCTTGTTTTCCATCATGCGGATCTCATCCGCGTTCTCTGTACCGATAAGCCGGTAAATCTGGTGTACCTCAGCCCTCGTCTTGGCATCTCCACGTAATAGCCCGTCAATGACAAACTCAGCCGTCTCACCATCGGAATCGGGGAAAAGCTTTGCCTTCAATTCTTGTTCCCATGCCACATATCTAGGAAGGAACGTGCCTTGAACCATCTCTATCTGGATCTGCTCGACGTTTCGCAGGCCGGAGGCGTCCGCCATCTTGAGCGCGCGCAAGGGAAGGTTGAACCATCGGGCTATTTCTTTATCCTGATACTCGCGCGTAGCAAGGAATTGAGACTCCTCTGGCGAGAAGGTGATCTTATTCCAGGTCATCCCCTCTTCGAGTAGCATCGTCTTATGCGCGTTCCCTGGTTTCGAGCGCTCGTCAATCGTCTTCTTTAGGTTGGTCCGGGCTTGATCTGACAGAGGGCCAGGAGCCTGGATAGTCCCGCCAGCGTTCAAGCCGTTCTTGAAGAAGTTGACCCCGAACCCCTCGGCAACGTCCGAGAAGTACAGGGACCGTGCCGCATTCTTGATAACGCCGTCGCTGGTTATGCCATCAGGCGACATCCCCGGAATATGGATAATGTCAGAATCCGGGAACTCAAGGAATCGATTATCGGTATTTCGATAAACCCAGTATAATTCCCGTCCGTCGGCTGATAGTTTTGGCTTAATCTTCGAGCTATTCAAAAGCCAAATAGACTCAGGGCGCCCGACAGTATCCCAAATAATCCGGGAAAATCCGTCGCCATAGAATAAAGAATGGAACTCCATGGCAACGCGCCAAGAGAAAGAAGTCATCAGCGGATTAGGCTTATCGTGCAATAACTTATATGCTGGATTGAGTTTATCTGTATCTTTCCCGCCATCCGGTCTCTCTTTGTAGACTTTCAGCGGGACCATGGCTAGGTAATTCGTTCGGATTGTTGCCGCGTTGAAGACAGCCGCGAGGTTAAGCGCCGCCGTCTTGCTTCCAGATATACCTAGACCGCCGTTCGCAAGAGCATTATCCATGCTTGCGTCAAGATCGGCAAGGGAAATATTGCGAGTTTCTTTCTTTCGGAACCTGTCGAAAAACGCCAATCGGCCCCCAATGCTGTCTCACGACATGATGGAGAGATATATCTATGCGGAGTGTATACTATATTCAAATAAGTGTCAAGTAGGTGATAATGAGGATAAAGAGAGCCCGGATTGCTCCGGGCCGGTAGTTAGTTAAATGGCTTCCATGCGTGTATTGTTCGATATAAAGAACAAGGTGCCCCATCGTTTGGGTCCGTTGAAAACCATGCCCATGGGAATCCTTCTCCTTCTTCACCGTTGCTTGTATCATTTGCCACATTCGACCGATACCCAATAATGCATGGCTCGTTTATCCCGCCATGATCAGTATTTATTACAGAAATAAATACGTTCTCATCTAAAGGCGGAAGCCTTACGGTTACATCAATCCATTCTCGCATACATGCTCCTTGTAAAGAGAGCCCGGATTACTCCGGGCCTAGAGTGTTATTCCTTCATCGATTCTAGTTCGTATCTGTTTTTCAATCCCTTGTTTATGGTATCAAGTAATCCCTGAGCATATACCGCCGACCCTCCTTTTGAAAAATAAGCGCATGCTTTAGCGGCACCCTCTAGCAGTCTTCCCGGCCCCGCCTCCATCAAGCGAGAAGAAAGCCTACGGTCATCAAGTCCGTCTCCACAGTGCGTATTCAAGAAAGAAAGTCCAGATAAAAGCCTGTCTTGTATCCCCATCTTGCCTTTGCATAATTCGGCGGCAAATGAAATTGTTTTTTCAAACTCTCGCTTGTCTATTTCCGCCAAATGCAAAACGAGGGCAATGCATTTTAGTTCGTTGACGGCGAGTGTTCCCGCCCCATTAACGCATAACCCAAGACCGTTTAATACCCCCTGAACATATAAAGCGTTTTCGTCCCCAGCTACTATCAAAGCCCTGTATTTATCTACGGATTTCATGGCTTTTCGCAAATTGTTTGCCATGAAAAACCCTCTCGCCTCCCCCCTTTGCCCCTTGGTTTGAAAGACAATACAGGGAAGATCTTTTATATCAGACCTTTTCATGGCCGCCAATACGCGATGTTGCCCGTCGATTGCCCAATATTTCCCGTCGCGTTTACCTACGCTAATCACTCCGCAAGCTATCCAGCTCCATCCGCTTGCCATTTCCAGAACCTTGCTTGCGATAGCGTCTCGCTGATAGTCCGGGTCTATGTGTATCGATTTTTTATTGATAAACAACATTTCCCCCGGTTCGTCCTTGACAATCCATCCGTATCGGGCGATTTTATCAACGTCCTTCCCTTTAACTGATTTTACGGTTTCCATCCCATCATTAGCGTTCGACGACATATAAACTCCTTAATACTTAGCTAGCCATGCACGCATGGTTTTTATTTCCTCGACACGCTCTACGGCATCGAGTGAATCAATAAACGTTTCAATGGCACTATAAGCAGCCGACCTTTTGGCCTCTGTTATAGATGCTTTAGGCGATATCTTTTTTATGACCGCCGGTTTTTCGGTAGGTCCATCCTCTCGCGGTCCGGGTTCCTCTTCTAACGGATCCAGGGATTCTCGCTTCCCTATACGAGAGGTGTCCATGGTAGCCGTTGCTCCGTGCTTTGTGGTGTAGGTGCGCTCGGCGGGCGGCTCACTGTACTTTGGGGACAGTGAGCGGCGAATCGTAGAAACAAGATTGTGGCCCACCGCGCACTTGTCCGCTATTTCCCTATCGCTCCACTTCCCCCATTCTGCGTCCTCCAGGAGGCGCATGACGGCCCGGCGCTTGTCTTCATTCGTCCGGCGTAGTCCATGCGATGAATTAACGCCGACTGAATATAAGATAGCATCTCGGAGCGTACCTTGCTTGACATCCGCTAGAAGATCATCAAGCCCGGCCTGTATAGCTGCGTCTCTGCGATGGAACCCATCGGCAAGCCAATATGATTCACCGTCGTAAAATACCACTACCGGCGGGAACTTAGTCCCAGACCTCATAGCCTCGGCGTATTCTTCTACCGCCTCCAGGTTTATACGTGCCCTTGGTTGCGTTCCTCCATCTGCGCTAAGCTGTGATATTTTTATTTTCATATCCCTCCAAATAAAAAATCCCGCTCGCCAGGGTATTGGCTTACGGGACAGGTCGCGGAAAGCGGCCGTGAAAGATACCCCTTTCACTGCCACTCTAAACTATAAATACAATATACCTTTTATCAATACTTGTCAATAGCTAAAACAATAAAACACCACGATCCTCATAGACTGATTTCTTATCTACATTTTGATTTGCTACAAAATAAGCCATACAGGCCGCGACTACCCCATCTATATGTTTCCCGGTTCGCATCCTATCTGGTTTGAAAAACTTAGAACATCCCGCCGGGTCTGTCTTTGTTTCGGTACAGGCAACCATCCAATTCATTATAGGATTTTTACCAGTTGCCAAGTCCCCCTTTAATATGGCCAACTCGAATCCTTTAACGGCAGGAGCCATAGATAGGAAGCCTTGCCGAAACTCTACACACTCAAAACCATCCTCGATAAGACGAGGTACAATGTCGCGAGATAGGGCTGGATCAAAATGGACTGTCTTTATATCAAACATTTTGGCGTCAGCGTTTATTTTTGATCTGATATAGTCAAGGTCAATGACATTCCCAGGGGTAGTTGTAAGCCATCCATTCTTAACCCAATAGGTATATGGTTGTTTTTCTTTCTTTTCCCTGTCCATCATGTTGTCTTGTGGAAGATAGAATCTAAAAAGAAACTTATATTTTTCTCCATCGGTATCAGGAGGGAAACACAATACAACCGCAGTTAAGTCTGAATTGGCAGATAAATCCATCCCCATATAGCACTTTCTTCCACGCAATCCCTCTTCGCTTACCGGGTCGTTATTCATTGCCCATACTTCGGAACTTATCCACTGGGTCTGTGACTCAGTCCAAATGTTAAGATGCTTAGTTAAAAACTCATTTAGTAAATGTGGAATAGACCGGGCTTCTTTATAGTCCGATTGCATTGTTTTTATATATTTTGAAACGCCTAGATTAGGATTAGATTTTATCCATAATGTCTCATCGCCCGGATCATCATCCTCATCAAGCGTATAGATGATTGTAAATACACTATCGTCTTCTTCTTCCTGCGAAAGGATTCGTTTGCATCTCTGCTCTAGCTCATAGCATGGATAACCCTTCTCAAATCCCGCCGTAGTTATTATATAAATTAAAGATTGTTTCCTTGCCCCTCGACCTGACTTCAAAACAGAATACATGTCAGCGGTAGGATGGGCATGGTATTCATCTATGATTGCTCCATATACATTCAACCCGTCCTGAGTATACGCGTCTTGTCCTAACGGAACATATTTTTGAACATCGGGAAGATATGTAAGATGGTTCTTTAATATCTCGATTCGCCTATATAGGTCGGGAGATTTCCTAACCATGTTTATAGCTGAACTATGGACTATGCAAGCTTGTTCATACTTTGTTGCCGCTGAATAAACCTGAGCCCCGGCCTCGCCATCAAAGAACGCTAAATACAATCCATCCGTGGCCGCGTCCGTTGATTTCCCGTTCTTACGTGCCAGTGATTCATAGGCTAAACTAAACCGGCGCGATCCGTCCTCGGTCTTCCATCCATATAAATTCCATTTTACGAACTGTTGCCATGGTTCGGGAATTATGATTTGCCCAGCCCATTCGCCCTCTGAGTGTTTACAGAAATGATAAAAATCAAGTCTTCGTTGCGCCGCGTCTCGATCAAACCAGATGCCACGCTCGGCCCCATGTTCAAGATCATCGAAGTATCGTTGACAGGCTAGCTTGACCCACTTACACGAAACTATCTTTCCATCGAGGATGTCTCGCGCGTATTTTTCAGCCGGGTGCAGATCCATTTACAACCTTGTACGCCATCGCGGCGTTCA